GGTAAGGGTGGTGAAGTTTTAACAAAAACCACCGGAGATGTTGAAGCAACCGAGTTCATGGCTGATGGTGAGGATTTGGCATCATGGCTGAAACGTCGATCGCCTTCTAAGGCTGCTGCAGAAAATGCGACTCCTGCTTCAGGCCAGACGGTGGAATCCAAACTTGCAGTCAAAGCAGCAGCTGACAAAAAGCAGCAGCTGACAAAAGCAGCTGCTGACAAGGCTGCTGACAAGGCTACTACAGACAAGGTGGTAGGTGCAGTTGAAAAGGGTGCAGGTGCTTCTATGCCTGGTGCTGGTGTGCAAACAACATATAAAGAGTGATTCAAGATCCATTTATGTTTTTGCTTGGTCTATGAATAAGATGGATTTTGTTCATAGGCCATTTTATAATAGGCCATTTGGTTAGAATCCATTGGTCTTGGATGCTAAATCACGTTATTCTGGAACCTTGCAGCGATCTTGTCGAGATCGCTGCAAGGAATTTTTTAAGGCTGAAACGGTTACTTTTTCAACTTATATTCGTGAATATGGTTCATGGATCGTGGTTTCATGCTGCAAACTTCTTAAAAAAGTGAGATATGAAAATAAAAGACTAACTTTCTAACTTACTTTTGGGAGGTAAACTGTTTATCAGAAAAAATAAAAAGGTGAAAACAGACATATATTAAAGCATATAGGTGTCTTTTGTAGGTAGAAAAGTTCCTTGCAGCGATCTCGACGAGATCGCTGCAAGGATTGTGTTTTAGGTGATCTGTTGAACTAATTCAAACCTATCAACCATGATCTGTGTGATCTGGGATGATAAGTATCCTAAATCATGTTTCTGTGCTGCAAGGTTTGTGATTTACCTAGTTATTAGGATCTGTATATTTTCACTTGGTCAAATACATAATAATTCAGGATCATGGGCGGGGGTTTTATAGGACGGCCGAGATCAAATCACAAAGTGGTCAAGTGAGTTTGAATCTGAATGTTTATTTCTACCAACCCACCGACCCTGTTTCATGGCCAAAACACCTGTGGATCTAGAATCATGGCTGTTTGAGCTTGGTTCAGCTTGAGGATTATCAAGTTTACTGTTAATGTATAAAAAGTTTTTTGAATTGCCACCTGGTCGCTGGTAATTACCCCCCTATTCGGGTGGGTAGCTGCTTGATTCAAAATGATATGCCACCTGGTCGCTGGCATATCAAAGTGAATCTCTCGCAAATACAAGTAATTGTAGCAAATACAAGTAATTGTAGCAAATACAAGTAATTGTAGCAAATACAAGTAATTGCGGGAAACCTGGCACCCCTCGACCGGGTGGGGACGTTTGATTCACGAATATCGTCCTTATAACTACCTAGCAGGAGGGATGTGCGGAATTGCTGCTCCCTTGAAAGTATGGTACAGCCTGCAGGAAAAAAAGTAATTTTAAAGCCTTACAGTCAAAGACTTTGCGTCGATATTTGCAACAAAATGAAAATTTTGTGTTCTGAACAGTTGTACACTAAAATGCTTATTTACGCCTGGCACCTAAGTCCTTTGATAGCAACGACTTACGACGATTTTTGCAGTCCCCCTATTCCTTTCCTCATTTCTGTATAGGTAGAGGGACGCAACAATCACCAACTAGGAATCGCAAGGCTAATGCAAAACAGACTCACAACTTAAAGTCCGGCATACGTGCTGGCAGTCGTCAATCGTACCGAGACTGTATAAAAACTGTACCCGCTGATAGCGTACTATCTTCTGAGTCCCTCAGTCGTCGTTTGCGGAAAGATAGGTGAAACATGAAACTACTCGCAGCAATGGCAATCTTGCTGTTATACGTCCTCACACTGGCCGTATAGCACGTTTTCACGCTACACAGTAGATTTCTAACCAACTAGACTTCAACACTGGCAAACGACGACTGAGGGACTCAGAATAGGGAACCAAGCAGCCATGGCTAGCATAGACTCGTTAAACGGCCTTTGAATTCAAACCGATTGAGTATACTAGTCACTCTTGAGGCTTATCGGGCGACGTTAAACCAGTCTAGGGCGGTATTCACGTGGGCGTCTAAATCTAGCCATGGTTGCTTGGTTCCTGCAACCAGTGTACCCCCCTATGTGGGGGGGTACGCCAGCATAGGCAAGATAGGCTAGATAGGAAAGAATCATGTCAAGACAGGAAACACTAACCCAACTAGCAGCATTCAAACAGAGGATACAGAATCTCAATGAATTTAATTCTGCGTTTTTGTTTGGAATCGTGGAAAGTTTGACCACTGACGAACACGCAAAAAAACAATTCGGTACAGTCGGAATAGACTTGCTACGATACTTGAATGATGGAATACACGCTGAAGATAGAATCAAATATTGTCCGAAGTGTACGCAACCAAAAAATCGCAAACTTGGTGCATTTGGTTGTGTATGCACAGAATGACTCAAATCGGCCTATCTTGCCTATGCTGGCACAGTTCAAACCTCACTAATGAAAGTAGAATCATGTCAAAAATGAAAGTGCAGACCGTATCAATCGGTCAATTGTGGGCGTTTTGGAATGTCGAGACTAAATCCCCGGCATACAATCCTGGACGCGACGATTCGGATTCCTGGTCAAGTCCGTTGGGTCAAATCCCGCCTGACATGGCCAATGGGTACGATATGAGCAAAGGAACGATCATAACGTACACCGTTAACGAAATCTCGAAGCTGTTTGCGGCTTTGAACGAGGAGAACCCCTGTGATCTGTTCGCGGCAATTGCTGAAGATCCGGTCGCGGTTGCAATGCTGCAACGTGAAGAACGGATTGCGGAATTTCGCGAATTGGGCGAGAAAACCTTGAATTTCCCAAAAGGGGAATCGGGGGATTCGGAAACCATTACTTACGATCAATTGGCGGATTCGCTGGAATCGGTCAAAGGGATCAAGCCCACGGACTTCGCCTTGTGCGGGCAACGTCGGAATTATGCCGCACCCGGAACGGTCGTGCTAGCCCAATTGAGGGGGCACATTGACGCCCCTCGCGAGTATGAATTCTATGCCACAAGGCGTGAATTCACGTCAATTGCTGTCACTCACAAGATGTTGGCGGACGAAAACGCCCAAAACAGCAAAGCGGGTTACTCGCCTTGCGGGTTACTTCGCAACGCCATCATCTTTTTGGCTGAACAACCGGGAATCACCGAACTTGACCTAGGTAGACAATTGGGTCTATCTGATCGCTTCGATCCGATTTCCGGCAAGATGACGCAGGCCAATCGTGGCAATCGCCAAAAGTATCACCGTTGGGCGATGGTCGCGAGTATCCCCGCCAATGGGGGACTCAAGATTTTTGATCGCATCAAGATCAAGGTGGCCACTGATGACGGCGGAAAAATGTTGTATTCCCCAAACGGGGGGATTCCTGCCGGTAAGCTGGACAAGGAAACTGCTCAAGTTCTACTTGGTCGGACAAAAGACGGCAAAGTTCCAGCACGATACGTTCCCATTTTGGGGGAGAAGCAAGATAAACCGGCATCCCCCGATCAGGTGGAAGCTGTCATCAAAAACCTGATTTCGGGCTACAAGCCGCCCGTTATCGATCGGAAGAACATGGAGAACTGGACCCTCCTTTTGGGGGATGTGCAAGTCTCTTTGGGTGATTGCCTTACGGCAATTATCGCCAACGATTTCGCCTTCTTCAACGAACTGGGGCACAAAACCCCTCTCAGTTTTACCCCCTCGACTGATGGAGTCGCGGAAGAAGCCCCCTCCAAGTAGGGGTGTCTACGTACCCCCCTGGTCAGGTGTCCCCTGGCCAGGGGGGTTTTTCGTTTGGTAAGATAGGGAGTTTATGATGACTGAAGTATGCTGGCAAGATGTGCAGGATGCGGTATCTAGATTGGCTGCGAAGTCTCCACAGTATCCGGTAATCACGTACAATAGGAGGTTTACAATGAATAGGTTAGATGTGACGACTAGGCTGGCTAGGGAAGCTGAGTTCTATAAGCAAGAATTGCAAAATAGGATGGCTAGGTTTGCTGAGGGGTATGGGATGTTTTATAGGGTTAAGCAAGCTAGGGAACTTTGGGAATGTGCGGTATATAGGTTGAATGCACAGCTTGAAGACAATGAGGTATTTGCGAAGGCTGCATTAGCTGAGCAAGCTGAGCAAGCTGAGTTGGTTACAGAAGATGGGGAACCTGCGTGGACTAGGCAAGCTACGGTAGTTGGGCCAAGTAGGTTAACTCCGGAGAATCTAGAAGCTACGCTGTCTGAGGTGGCTAGTCAGTTTGGGCAAGTTGAGTACGCCGTGGTAAAGGACATAGTTTGGGCAACGCTGGCTGTCTGGGAGAAGTAAGTAAGCTAGGCAAGCTAGGTAGTCTGGTCAAGATAGGTGGGCCAGGCTACCTAGGCGGGGTGGGTCAAATAGGTAAAATAGGGCGAATAGGTAAACTAGGGTACCCCTGTCGCTCTGTAGGGTCTGATACGGTCAATTTTTTCTAAGGCTGTACATTTAAATCAAACCACCGCCCATGATTCTTATTTATTATTTTAATTACATTCTTATCAAACCACCGCCCATGATTCTTATTTCAATTACATTTAAATCAACCCACCGCCCATGATCCTTATTTCAATTACATTCTTATCAAACTACCGCCCATGAACCTTTGATCTTGAATCTTTCAACAAGTCCCACTCCTCAAATGAGAAGTGGGCTGTTTTCGTAGACTTTCTCAACTTTAAAACTTCATTCTGGGTTGCTGGGTTTGATTTGAAGTCTGAAATTACCTAAATCAGCATCCTTGCAGCGATCTTGTCGAGATCGCTGCAAGGAATTATTTTGGGTCGAATCACGTATAATATACGGGATAATTCTCAGTTTGCAGCGATCTCGACAAGATCGCTGCAAGGATTTAAAATTCAACGATCTTGAATCATTGACACGCTCAAACAACCCGCACAGGAAAAAATTATGTCTACTTTGTTATTTTTGACGCTTATTTTCTTAGATACAGTGAAAGCAGAAACTCCACAAATTTTCACGTTTGAACAACATGAACCAATTGAATTTACTGTACAATATGAAGAACCTGACGGATTCACGTTGTTCATGATTGATTGGCAAATTATTAACATTTCACAGGGACCGAGAGCACGTGGACGTGAATATGATAATGGAAATACATTCGCTATCTGGGCAGCACCAGGAGAATACGAAGTTCAGATGCTGTTAATATTTAAAATGGGAGATGAAGGCAGAAAAGAAAAGAAATATTATAATTTAACGGTTCTCGGAGCAAGACCTCCTCCACCTGAATTTAAAGTAACCAAAGCTGTTGTGATTGCTGATAGTCCTGTTTCACCACATGTTCCTGCAGCACGATCTGAAATCGGGTCAATTGAACTTAGAATAACTGATTCAACTCCAAAAACAGGAACAGGTACAGTCCCTTTAGACCTAAAGCCAGCCCTCGACGCCGCATCTGGAGTTGGCTATTCTCGAATTCTCGTTTTGTTAAATGATAATACTGTTCTGAAAATCATGCCTTTACCTGAAACAACTGAAGCATTAGTTGAGGCAATTACTAAATGAACATAAATCCCGCATTAATTGATATTGTTAGAGATGAATGGAAACCAGGACAGGAACTGGGTGGGTTAATTCACTCTGAAGAATCTTTTGGAGTATCTTTTCCGTCTTCTTTTGTCATTCCGCGAAATGAGTGGAAAGATCGTATTGATGATCGTAAATCAAAGAACTATGCTCTTCAAAACTTTTTTGATTACGTTTATAACCAGAATCCTGAATCAAGTTGCGTGTATAATGCCGCATGTCGCTGCTATGCGATTCGGTATGCTGTTCAATACGGCAAAAAATACATGTTCATTCCTTCTCCTATGTCTGGCTATAATCAAGTAGCCAGAAGCCGTAATTCAGGATCAACGTGCTGGGGTGCAATGGAACATCTCACAGAAGTAGGTATTCTTTTTAGCGACAAACATGCTAATTTTAAGCATACTTACCAGGAGAATACACCCTTTAGTCGAAATATGCCACAAGGGTGGAGGGACACAGCCCGTCATTTGCGTGTTGCTAAAAATGGGTGGTTTTCTATTGGCTCAAAGGAAGAATTTGCTTCTGCTTTACTTCATGACATGCCGATCTGTTATGGACGTAAAGGGCATTCTATTTGCGGTGAAGACCTCTTACATGATGGTCGCCGCTTTCTTGTCCGTTATTGTGATTCGTACTCTAAGTCTAGAGGCGACAATGGGCGTCTTTATGATTCGGAATCTAATTGGTCAACAGGGGGAGCTTGGTGTTGTGCCGAGACTTTAGCACCTGATGATCCCAGTCAACCCGCAGGTCCTAAAGGAGGTACTTTATGAACTGGTTTACTTTACTCGTGCCCTTACTGACAACACTTTTTGAAAAATGTCAGGAAAACAACAATGCTGAACGTGCTGCTGTAATGAAGTCACATCCAAATATTGCACGTGCACGTTTACGTAAAACTTTACGTAAAGATGGTCACAAAGGAAAGAAACTTCGTAAGAAGTTGGATTTAGCCATGAAAGAAATGGCTGCAGCTGATGTTGAAGATATCCAAGAATTTCTGGATGAACTTCAAGGAAATTAATTTTTGCCCTTTGGGCGTGGACCTTCGGGTCTCGATCCTTGGGGTTGCGATGCGGGTCAAGACCCCGAGGATTTTATGGATAAAAAGTTACATCGGATAGAACATGACGCTGATCCTGGTCGATGTCAATCTGGTGGGAAACATGGTCAATGTCCTTATCTCTCAATGGCTGCTTGTGTAGAACGTCATCTATTGGAAGTTGCAAATCCTACGGATTATATAAATTCACATACATGTGCAAGGCACGGAGGTGAAAAGAAAGCAACAACTGTACGAAAAGAAAGAACTCATGATTATCGTTTGAGCATTTGGCAAGAACGTATGGATGAGTTTGCTGAAAGTGAGCAAGCAAAAAGTCTTCGTGGTGAAATTGGTGTCACAAGATTGATGATTGAACAGATTTTGAATCAATGTGAAGACACACAACAATTATTAATGTGGTCTGCTAGAATTCAACAACTTGTTAGTTCTTGTGAAAAACTTGTCAGAACTGCTGAACGTCTTGAAAAGGGTGCTGGATCAATGATGGATCGAACAGCAGGTTTGGCTTTTGCAAGTGAGGTAATTGAATCTATCAGTTGTGAAATTGAAGATCCAGATGTTGTTGATCGAATCAGTGGAAGAATTATTGATGCCCTAGGTAAACAGAATGGTTGATGCTCGTTGTAGACATCGAATAGGAGGTGCTGGATCAGGAGGACTTGGACTTCCTTCTGACTCGGGTGAAGGTTTTGTCTTAGGTGATGCTGTAACTTATCAAATTACAGCTTTTGCAGTATCTTTAGCGGAAGGCATAACTCTTGGCGATTCTATATCTTCAAAAGCCACCTACCATGTATCACTTACAGAGGGACTTATACTCGGTGAAACAAACAAAGGTGTTGATCCTGTATCCAAAAGTGATGGACTGTTATTAGGAGACACGGTTGTTGGCGTTTTTAAAGGTATTACATATACAGAGGGCCTAAAACTTGGTGAGAGTTATATAACCAACATCAAGGGACTCCATACTGAGGGTCTAATTCTCAGCGGTTTAGTAGACAATCAAAGCACAGTTACGTTGGTTGAAGGTCTAAAATTTGGATCAACAATTACTATAAAGCGTAAGCAACATATGTATGAAGTTTTACGACTTGGAGATGGGGATACAATTAAAGCAGCAGTTGAATTAACTGAAGGATTTGTACTCGGAAGTGCAAATAATCCTGTAATCAATGTTTCTCATACAGAAGGTCTAGTTTTTGGTACTGTTGATAAGCATGTAACAACTGCTAAGCCGAATGAAGGTTTGGTTTTCAGTGATTCTACATCGTTTATGTTAAATGCTCTTAAAGTTGAAGGTTTGAAGCTCGGTGAAACTAATACACCGTCCAAAATCAAGGTTTTACATACTGAAGGCTTGATTTTGGGTTCAGTTCATCCAGGAGTACCTAAATTTCAACGATCTTTGACTGAAGAAGTTCAAATGGGTCAAAGTCCTCAATTAGATAACTCAAATCATTACCAAATCAGTGAAGGATTCAAGATCAGTGACACAATATCTGAACCTTTTGGTTTTCAAGATGGTGTTATCTCTGACAGTTTTGTAAGAGTACTTACAGATGGCAATTTCAAGCAAACTGACGGTAAGTGGGATGATGAAATTCAATGGTCGTATACTCCATCAAAAGTATCTGCAAGAATTGATTGGGCAGACAAATTTCTTACAGTTTTGGATACTCTTTCACCTACTGTTGGCTATGTTAGCAGTAATTTGAAGCTGAAACACACTGTTAATGTATATGATGTTGGAGAAAGAATAAGACCATTTAGCACAATTGGTGATTGGGATCAAGGTTACATTTATATTCGTACAACTGGTTACGGTGCACTTATACCAGGATTCAAACGACCAGATGGTAAATGGGATGTTTTTCATACACATTCTGCAGGAATGCGAATTTCTAAGAAAATTTTGAATTCTTCCGCAGCTTGGGATATTCTTGTTACTGCACCAATCGTTGACATGGAACTTGATCCAAATACTGTTTCAAATCCTTACAGAGAATCATTTATTTGGTACGAAGGGGGAGGTTTTAATTTTGCTCAACGATCTTTAATGGCAGAAGGAAATGCAGCTTCAGTTGGACCTATTGATTGGCCTGTAGATGATCATATGTTTCAAGGTGCTATTCGTCATGGTAATGCAGATGGAAGTAACATGTGGTTATTTTTACCTGTAGCTCTTGGGACTGGAACTACAAATGTTTGTGAAGCATTTTTCTATTCACAAACTGAGCCAGAAAATTGGCCTTTTCCAACAGTGATGCCTTTAAGTGTGACACCTTGGAAACAAAGTAATAACGAAATTACTGGTTGGTGGTTACTTGATGTTAGTGACACACGAAAAGTAACTATACCCGGTTCTGGAACAAGAACTGGAGTGTATAATAAGTTTTTGTTTCAAGATGATGTACCTGTTGGAGCAACGATCAAAGGTGTTGAAGTAGCATACATTTGTGCATCTGATTTGAGTTATTGTAAAGATCAGAGTGTTCAATTATATATAGGTGGATCAGCTACTGGTGATAATAAAGCCAGAACAGCTAGTAAATGGGTTTGGCCACCTGGAACTCCTTTACCTTCAACATTAGGTATGCGTCAAATGGGAGATATGGATGATCTTTGGGGTAGTACTCCTACAGCTGCTCAAGTACGTCATAACATCCAATTTGGAGTTGCTTTCAATGTTGAAAACACTGATGCTTCAAACAGAGAAGCACGTTTAGGGTCAGTTAAGATGCGAATTTGGTACAACTAACATAGGATACAAAATCATGCCAAGACTCAAGTTTGTTGAACGATTCATGAACAAGATTCGAGCACGTCAACCGTCCAGGACCATTCGTTTGAAAGGTCATTATAAGCTCGTCGGAAAACGAGCAGATGGTTCAATCAAGTGGGTTGAAGAATTTGACAATATTATTGTCAATGTGGGTCTTGATCACACTTTGGATGTTATGCTCGATGCTGGATCTCAAATCACAACTTGGTATGTTGGTATCAAAGGTACAGGTACTCCTGTTGCCGCTGATACAATGTCAAGCCATGCAAGTTGGTCTGAGATTACGGATTACTCTCAAGCAAATCGTGTAGCTTGGACAGGTGGTTCTGTTGCAAGTCAATCGATTGATAACTCTGCATCCCCAGCATCGTTTACGATCAATCAAGATGCAACTGTAATTTACGGTGCATTTTTGACATCAAATAACACGAAGGGTGGATCAACTGGAACATTGTGGTCTGCTGGTGATTTCGCATCCAGCAAGTCTTTGGACAATGGTGAAATTCTTGAAATCACCATCACGTACACATCTGCGGATGATGGAGTGTAATATGAGTGGATTTGCACCAACAATTGCGACAAATTACCGTCTACTCAATGTTACAGGTTTAACAACACTTGAGTCTTTGGATAAATTGGTAGAAACAGCTTTGGCTTTGAAGTCAGCACCAGCAGATGCTTTACCGGAAGAAACACTTGTTGAGATTGCATTGACACCAGCAGCTGATATCTTAGTTGGTGACCCATTGACAACGGATACGATGACTGTGTCTACTCGAACTGTTTTTCCAGTTAGTTCACTGACAAAAATAGCTATTAAAAATGCTGTTGTTGTCAGTGTGGAGATGTACTTCGTATGAGAAATCTTGGATGTGGAATCGGATTGAGTAATTGTGCTTTAGCCACTTCTGGTGAGCAAGCTACTTACTTGGTGCAAGAAAGATTTGACGGTGGAGACGAGTCTAATCCAATTGCATCTCCTCATGGAGCGTTGACGGCTGTTCAAAACGACGGTGATTTTGAAATCACTGGTGATGAAATCGTTGCAACAGCTCAATCGACACCTACGTGGGGTGATTTGGTTTTACGTACCACGAATACATTTACACGTAAAGCTGGTACAGCATTTTTGATCAAAGTGAAAAAAGATTCTACTGTTTTTGCCCCATTTCTTGGAATCAGTGGTTCCAATGCATTTGCATTAACTACTGATGATCCTCAATTGTATTTTTGGTCAACGGGTTTGCTTGCATGGGTCAGTTCACTTGGACAATCACGTATTGGTACAATCGCTGCTGATACGTGGTATGAAGTTGTCATCATAGTACGCGTAGATGGATGTTTTTTCGCAATCAAGGGTGGAATCTATACAGATTGGACAATTGTCTGGGAAACAATTGTTGGTAACGACTCTGACATTTATGCTGGTATTTCTGCGTACAATGATAATTTCTGGGTAGATGATTTTGAAATTGTTGAAAGTGTTGACACGTCTGATATGCTACTATTGAGTGATACGTTCACACGTGCCAATTCAAATAATATTGGTTCGACAGACGGGCTTGCAGCAGAAGAAATTGGGGGAGATGGTATTGCTTGGGAAGACCATGGTACCCAAACATGCTCTATTTCAACAAATCGTCTAACAGCTGAGTGGCATGACGGTACTTTCCAGTACGCAATTGCAGAAACTAATCAGTCTGACATCAATATTGAAATCGATGTTGAATCAGATACTTATGGTGTTTGGGGTGGAACAGCATTTCGATGGACAGATTTTGACAATCACTGGATGACTTATCGTTCAGATGCATATTTACGTTTAGTTGAAAAAGAAGCTGGTAGTAGTACAACTCGAGCTTCTGATTATGATGTAACATATGATTCTGGTGTACAACCTATTCGAGTATCAGCAGACGATGAAGAGATTTCAGTACACATCGGGGGTGAATACAAATTTACGTATGCAGGTGCTGTCACAAATAAAACAGCTACAAAACATGGATGTATTGTTCAATGGTCAGGAACAAATTTTATACATGAAATCAATGTTTGGAAACGTCATCCAGAATTAACATTGATTTCGCCTGTGAGTCCATAAGGATATTTTGATGCCAGATCGTAATCGTGCACTAATCGTGAGTCCATGGGTCGCAATGGAAGATGATCCATCTGATGCACCAACAAATCATCCACTACTTATGGACGAATATGTAATATTCAAACATGTTGATGTGTCCGAACAACCTTCTAAAAATCTAATTTGTGTTCCCAATGAGTGTGCAATCGAGATTGAATGCTCAGATGAAGTTTTGGCAGCAATTGAATTAGATTCAGACTACGAAGTTTTATGGTCAGAGGAGATTACATAGTGGCAAAGAAATCAGTCACTCCTGGAAAGAAAAAAGTTGCAAAAAAGAAACCAGTCACCTCTGGAAAGAAACCAAAACACAAAGGAAAGAAATATAAACCTAATTCCATCAAAAAAGCTCAATCCAAAGCAAAATTGATGGGTAAGGGAGTTTCTGCCAGTGTCGCAGGTTATGTTACAGGTGAAGGGGAAGATATCGACAATAAATCAATTTCAAAACGTCGAGTTACATGGATCAAAGGACTACCGTTGGAGATGTACTTCGTATGAGAGACTTAGGCATGGGACTAGGTTTGAGTAGTCGTGAATATCCTGTAGGGGGTATTGCATATTTGTTACGTGACCAATTTACCACGCCGGAAGCCGCACCGATCGCATCGCCGCGAACGTGCGAACCTGGGCCGGGCACGCTGGCTCTTACGCAAATTGACGGTGCTCAATGGTCAATTGTTGACGGGAATTTAACTGATGACACATCGGCTGTCGGTTGGTTTAAGCAAGTATGGGCAACCGACGACACGTATGCAGTCAACGCTTCCCCCGGTTGCATATGGGGGATGAAAGTTCCGAACGGATTTGACACATATGTGTATGCTGGAATGTGTGCCAACAAGATAACAGGCTGGGCACCTGACGGAATCTCACGGGGCACAGCAGATGCTCTGAATATAATTGGAACGGGTTCAATCCTAACTCCCTACGTGGCATCAGAGCCGTTTGAGTTTTACATGATCCCAAGGCCGGACCCATTTGGTCACTATTTTCTTCTGAAGCAGTCGGGTGTTACCAAGCTCGTCTATGCTCGGGATTACGCCAATTACGGGTTATACCATTGGACGTGTACGGGATATAGCAACATCGGGGATTTCAGTGAAGTGTTCATCACTGAAGATACATGGTATCCGACACCGCTGCAAAGTGACACGTTTGATCGTGCGGACTCAAGCGATCTTGGATCGACAGATGGTGCCGGATGGGAGAACGCGGCAAGTGGCACGGCAACGGCATGGATTCAGTCTGGACTCACGGATACCGAAATCGTGAGCAATGGTGTTGAACAGGTTGAAGCCTCCGATGCCTATCGGCATCACGCCGTTGAATGCGGCGAAGCGGACATCTTCATCAGCATGAAGTGGACTCCCGCAGCATCCGGGTATGGGATATTCATTGCTCGGTACACTGATTCCGACAATATGTGGCAGTTGCAAGTTTACAACGGTAATGGTATAGCATACCTGTACGAACGCACCGGCGGAATATGGTATCAACGCAACGCAGTAGATGTGGATGCTGACTTGACCGCTTCACCTCATGGTAGTTGGCAACTTGACGGCGATGACATGTTGTTCGGCTTAACAAACGGCAAAGGGATGACGTACTCTTCGTCGGCACATAACACGAGCACCAAGCATGGATTCGCTTTGTACACGACGGGAGATCGAGTTTTGAAGTGGGCTTGTTTTGCTGTGGATCAGTCAGAGAGCATTATCAATGTATAGAGCACACGTTGTTACCTCCTGGATTTCTGGTCCAGATGCAACCGGCAAGACATCATGGCATCCTAAACTTGCGAACGATCATGATGTCTTGTGTGAGGATGTAACGCAGCAACTTGCCGCGAACATACCGCCCGCTCCAAACGAATACACTGTCGAAATCGTATGTAGCGAGGAAATACTCGACGAGATCGAGGCGGATTCGGCTTACTTCGTTTCATGGTCCGAAGAAATCATAGAGAGTCCAGTGTGATGGCAAAGAAACCAAAGAAAGAAAAACCAATCCATGGTCAAAAAGTCAGTGAAGCAGTTCGACTAAAAACAAAAGGCTATAGTAAAACCCAAGCTGATAAGTTAGCTGGTATAGACGATGATTTAACACGAGAAGAGATTTCAGATCAAAGAATAGTTCTTCAAAAACAATTTCCAAAAGCCATATGATAACACTTCAAGAGGAAATAGCTGCCAAAATTTCAGCAGGATTGCAAAGAAGGACAGTCAAAAGTTGTTCAAAATGGGCAGAGAAATACCGTGTAATGGGAAAACCTTTTCCTGGTACATGGAGTTTTGATCATCATCCTTGGCTATTGGAGATGCATGATACGCAAGCAGAAAAGACTGTTGGTCAAAAAGCTGCTCAAATGGGTTATACCGAATGGGCAATGAATTTAACTTTTTATAACATGGATGTAAACAGTTTTGATTGCTTGTATATTCTACCCACGTCTGATGATGCTGGAGACTTTTCAGCTGGACGTTTTGATCCTGCATTAGAATTATCGCCACATTTGCGAGGTTTTTTCTCAGATGTCAATAATGTCAGACTGAAGCGTGCTGGAAGTAATACTTTATATGTACGTGGAAGTCATAGTCGAAGTAAACTGAAGTCCATTCCGACACCCTTGATCGTTGTCGATGAAATGGATGAAATGCCACCAGCAAGTATTGCATTACTTGAAGAAAGACAAAGTGGACAAGTACAAATAATCTTGATTTTTCTCAGTACACCTTCAATTGATGGATTTGGGATCAATGGTGAATACATTCTCAGTACAGAAGAACACTTTCATTTCAACTGCCCTCTCTGTAACAGAATCATTGAGTTGGAATTTCCTGATTCTCTTGTGGTTACTGCTGAGTCTCTAACAGACAAAGGTATAGTGAATTCTTACTTGCAATGTATGCAATGTAAGGGTAAACTACCAATTGAAAAACGTCCAAATGGAGAAATTTATAAACCTTGGTTAAAGCATCGAGATCGAGGTGGAACGGCTCATTTTATTCCTTCACATTCTAACAGAGACGTACGAGGATTTCATGTTAGTCAATTTTACAGTATGGCACGAGTCGGAGATCCTGTAAAATTAGCATATGCAAAACTCTTAGCGGACCGTGATCCAACTCGTGCTCAAGAATGGTGGAACTCAAAAGGTGGACTTACTTATGAGGCAGAAGGAGCAAGAGTAACTGAGAAAAATTTGATGGATTGCACAGGTGGATATCACAGTGGTCCATCATCTGCACGTGAAGTTATTCCAACAATGGGAATTGATGTCGGTGCAGTTTTACATACAGTTATCAAGGAATTTACACTTGAAGGTTGGATGCCAGCAATGGCAATCAATGATTTAGCATCAGCTAGAATTCTTCAAGCAAAGACAACCAGTGGAAATGTTTCAAATGGTGAAGATGATTTTGAAGAAGCTCTTGAATGGTTTAAAAAATATGGATGTCTTGGTGTTGTAATTGATGCAGAACCGGAACGACGATCAGCTTTGAGATTTGTACAAAAGATTTGGGGACGTGCTTTACTTTGTGACTATTTATTTTCTCAGTCAGGACGTGAAGCAATCATTGATGAAGATGCCGCCAGCATAAAAGTCAACCGAACTGCTTGGATGGACATTTCACTTGGACGTTATAAGAATGGAAGTGTTCAGATACCTGTTGACATTAGTCTTGAATTCAAAAGTCACATACGTGAACCCGTTCGTGTGTTTCAAGAAGATAAATGGGGAAATAAGTACGGTGTCTACAAAAATGTGAAGCCAGATCACTTTGCACATGCTGACACTTATGCTGAGATCGCTCTACCATTGGCAACAAGTATCGCTCAAAGTTCAACCATAACGGATCTATACTAATGGTACAAAGAGCAGTAAATCCTTTAGAAACAGCCACTATAATTGCTAAACGTCATGCGTCTTATATTAGGATGTCGACAGATTGGGTAAAATGGCGATTAGCATTCAAAGGTGGAAAAGATTTTGTCAATAAATATCTTGTAAAACTTAGTGATCGTGAATCCGATCCTGAATTACTAGCTAGAAAAACAATTGCATTTGCACCTTCTTTTGGGAAGGCAGCAATCAATGATATTAAAAATTCAGTTTTTCAACGTGTGGGCGATGTTCATAGAGTTGGTGGACCAAAAAGTTATCAAAATGCAATTTTGGGACTTGAAGGTGGAGTTGATTTTGAAACTTCATCTATGGGTGAGTTTGTAGGTACACAATTACTTGCAGAAATGTTAATAATGCAACGTGTTGGTGTGCTTGTAGACAATTTTACTGATCTTGGATCAACTTTACGAGATAAAAGTACAAAACGACCTTATCTTGTACGTTTTGTTGCAGAAGATATTTTGAATTGGGCTCCTGTTCGTCCAATAAATGGATTCACAGCTTTATTGTTAAAAGAAACTGTAACTGTTGATGATGAATGGGGACTTCCTAGTACACCGATAACCAATTACCGTCTTTATAACAAAGTAGCAGACGGTGTACGTTTTCGTCGTTTTGATCCTGATGGTCATATCTTAAATGATGTAATGTTGGATATTGAAAAAATTCCGTTTGCAATGGCAGAAGTGGATAATAGTCTACTTATCGATGTTGCAGATTATCAAATTTCACTTTTGAATCTTGAATCATCTGACGTATCTTTTGCAACGAAAGCTAATTTTACATTTTATTACGAGTTTTTTGATCCACGAACAGAACAAACATTTGCAAAAACAGCTTTACCTAATGACACAGGAACAGAAGCAGAGGCAAAGACATCTGCACCAAAAGAAATTAAATTGGGTCAAGGTCAAGGTCGAAGAATTGGTAAAGGTCTAGAAAAACCAGGATTCATCTCTCCTGATCCTGATACACTTCGTGTAAGTATGGAAAAGGGTGAGCAACTTAAAAAAGACATACGCAATCTTCTCAACCTCAATCTTCAAAGTATGAGTCCCAGACGACAATCAGCTTCTTCACAAGAATTTGATAGTCGTAGTTTGGAATCATCATTATCTTTCATTGGACTCTTGCTACAGCGTCTAGAACGAGAGATAGGCGTACATTGGCGTGCTTTTGAGGGTGAAGGATCTGAGATCCAAGTAACCTATCCAAAAACGTATAATCTTAAAAATGATAAAGATCGAAGGGATGAAGCTGGAGAGTTGGAGGAATTACAAAATAAAGTTCCTTCTGCTGAATTTCGCAAAACAATTTCCAAGAAAATTGCCACAATTCTTGTGGGTGGAGATATTCCAGAAGATACCTTGAAAACAATTCATAAAGAAATTGATACTGCGGACACACTTACATCCGATCCACAAATCATTCTTTCGTCTCATGAAGCTGGGCTTGTCGACGATAAAACGGCGGCAGTTGCCATTGGTTTCAAGAAAGATGTTGTAAATCAAGCTAAGAAAGATCGTGCTGAACGTATCAAACTTACTTTAGAAGCACAAGGTGGTCCAGAAAATGCTGATGGGGACCGTGGTGCACCTGAGTTTGATAAAGAGAAACCAGATGAAAAAGATGGTAAAAAGACACGTGGTGAAGGTGCGGAGAATCAAGAATGAGTACATTTTATGGAACAGTTGCCGCCGCTGATACTTACGTCCTCAATGATCGTATTGAGGATGAAGGTTGGAATGAATATGATTCAGATACAAAAACAAAAGGCTTGAAAAAAGCAACAGCTTTGATCGAAAATCTTAATTTTGTTGGTGCAAAGAATGATGCTGCTCAAGTTCTTGAATTTCCTCGTGGGACAGATACAACTGTTCCTGAGGCAATCGAACTGGCAACATATGAAATTGCATACCAATTAGTAGTACATGGTAGGGATGTGGAATTAGAGGCGGAACAAATCGGAGAAGTAGCGACCTCCTTCGGTGCTGGCCGTTTGCGAAAAGATCCTGATATGGCACAGATTGCCAAGGCTCATTTAATTCCTAGTGCCGTAGCTTGGCGGCATCTTGTCCCTTATCTTTTGCCAGGCGATGAAGTAAAATTGAGTCGCGTTAGTTAGGAAGAATTATGAAAAGTTTGCCCGCAAAAAAGTATTTTTTACCGAGGTGGCGTCTTCTTCAGTACATGGAAGGCGATTCTCCAGCAGACGATTCTCCAGCAGACGATTCTCCAGCAGGCGATTCTCCAGCAGGCGATTCTCCAGCAGGCGAAAGTGAAAAGACATTTACTCAAGCCCAAGTGAATGATATTGTTCAAAAACGTGTTAAGGGAGAGAAACTTGAGAAACAGAAGTTGATTGATCAACTTGGTACTCTTAAGAGTAATTCTGATCTAACAATTGCTGCAAAAGATTCCCTTGCCCAACAAATCGAAGCTCTTGAAACGTCAATGTTGACAGAAAAAGAGCAAACAGTAAAAGCAACAAAAGCAGCTACGCAGAAATATGACAAGGATACAAAAATGTTGACCGAAGATCGTGATCTTTGGAAAAAACGTTTTCATGGATCTAGTATCACTCAAGCCTTGGCAGACGCTGCTGTCGAGCATGGTGCTGAAAATGTTTCACAGATCCAAATGATGTTCAGCGGTGCGACTGAAAATGTTCAAGGGAAAGATGAACAAGGGAACCCCACGGAAGATTTTGTTCCAACATTAACGTTTACTGGTTTGAATGCGGAAAAGAAACAAGAATCTTTTTCACTTCCCGTAAAAGAAGCTCTTGCTAAAATCCGGGAAGATGGTTTGAACTCAAATTTGTTCAAGCATAAGTCCAAATCAGGTACAGGAGATCCACCAAAGGGTGGAGCTGGTGGTGTAGAAGGTCAATTTAACCCAAACAAACCCCCAGAACGGAAGGATTACTCCACTCAAGAGGAATGGGCTACTGCTTATGATGCGTGGAGGAAAAAGAGTCAAGAAGGTAAATCCAAATTTCAACAGAGGTGAAATATGTCAGCGAAAAGCATTTCTCGTCCGCATAGCCGTGGTCAATGTGAATCTCGTGGTTCAAGAGATCGTGGTTGGAAAATCAGTCGGAGTAGCAAACGTTACAATCGACGCAATTGCGTTCTCGGTATTAGTCGCTTTCATGCGAATGATACGGATGCATTCATCCCGGAAGTGTGGGCCCGTGAATCCGTACGTGTTCTGTCGGAACAAATGATTTATGGTGCAACAGTACATCGAGATTTTGATCCGTTGGTGGCACAATTCGGTGAAACGATTCACACTCGCAAACCGGCAGAATTGACCGGAAAACGAAAGCAAAATGATCTTGATGACGTTGAGGATCAAGACGTTGCTGCGACGGACATTGAAGTAAAGCTCAATCAACGAGTTTACTGCTCATTTATCATTGGTGATGGTGAGCAAAGCAAGTCGTTTGTTGATCTTCTGGATGAGTATTTGGTTCCGGCGATGCGAGGAAACTCCCGTCTTTTGGATTAGTGCTTGGGTGGTCAAGTTTATCAATTTCTTGGCAATCGTGCAGGTGGTCTTGGAACTCTTTCCAAAACCAACTC